TAACATGGACGCTGCGTCCTATTTAGGATGACGTGCCGTCCTATTAGGGACTGTCGCCAGAGGGTCGATACCCCCAATCGGGTTCCTCGGAGATATTTTATAGACCCCACCCACCCGGATTCAAACCTATGATTTCCCCCATCCAAGCCATCCAAGACAACATATCCACCCTCGATCCACTGAACCAAGAAGCAATCCTAGCCCGTCTACAGTGGTTGAAGACGGCCCGTCCCAATCAGGTTATCCCTGAAGGCGATGATTGGTCCTATTGTGGGGCATTGGCTGGACGTGGTTTTGGTAAGACGCGCATGGGAGCGGCATGGGCGTGGTGGCAAGCGTGGCAGCATCCAAAGTCGTTTGGGGCGATCATTGCTCCTACCCGGTACGATGCTCAATCGGTTTGTATTGAGGGGCCAGCCGGAATTTTGGCGCAGTGTCCTGCGAATATTATCAAGGCGTATAACAAGAGCGAGTTGAAACTCACCTTGATGAATGGCTCGACGATTCAGGGTTTCTCGTCGTCAGAGCCGGATCGCCTCCGTGGCCCTCAGCATCACTGGGCATGGGGAGATGAGTTGGCTGCTTGGGAGAATGGCGATGAAGTCTGGGACATGCTCCAGTTCGGTATGCGACTAGGCGACAACCCTCAGACGGTGTGGACGACGACGCCACGTCCTACTGCTGCGGTGCGCCGGATTGTTAACCTGCAAAATACTATCCTGATCAGGGGAAGCACGTTCGACAATGAGAAAAACCTCCCAGCCTCATTTTTTGAAAATCTGACACAGTACAATGGTACGAAGATCGGTAGACAGGAGTTAATGGGTGAGCTACTTGATTCGGAAGATGGTGGTATCATCAAGCGCGACTGGTTCAATATTTGGCCAAGAACGGAGCCACTTCCACCGTTCCAGATGATTGTTGTTTCCCTTGACACAGCCTTTACCGAGAAAACAAAGAACAAAAAGAGCAATGATCCGGACCCTACTGCTTGTACTGTATGGGGATATTTTGATCATGATGGCCGTGTTGGGTTTCTTCTGCTGGACTGTTGGAGTGATCATCTGGGGTTCCCTGAGCTTGTTGAGCGATCTAAAAAAGAGATGGCTATAAGGTGGGGCGATGACGAGTTTAACGCAGAGATCAAGCCAGCCTTTGGATCACGGAAGCCCTACAACATGGGCAAAAAGCCTGATCATCTCATCATCGAAGACAAAGGTTCTGGTATATCCCTTCGGCAAACGCTTTATCGAGAGGGAATTTTTCCGTTTGGTTATAATCCCGGAAGGGCTTCTAAGCTCCAACGTCTTCACGCCGTCTCGCATTTCTTCGCTTCTGGCCTAGTCTACGTCGTTGAATCCAAGAAAATGCCCGGCGCCCCCGCCACATGGACGGAGGAGATGATGTCGCAGTTATGCTCATTTAGAGGAGAAGGGTCAATTAAGCATGACGATTACGTTGACTCGACAACTCAGGCTTTGCGGTGGATGGCAGATAATGCTAATATCTCGGTCACAGAACAACCTGAAGAAAACTTTAATCCCCCAGCAGCCGTGGTAAATCCTTATGCAGTCTGATTTCATTGATGGCGGTAATATCAATTGGGCCAATCAGAGTGATGGGAAGGACACCCAAACTCAGATTGGTAACATTATGGCTTCCGGTGGTATGGTTGGTGGATCGCCATTGATGTCTATGTCACCGCTTGGAATGAGCGGCCAGCTTAATATGGCAAAGGGTGGCCATGTATCGGAGCCTACACCAGATGCTTTGATCGCCCATATCCGGGAAGAGTTTCGCAAGCGTGGATTGGATTTTGACAAGTTCATGGCCCAACGCATGGCGCACCAATGATTAATCCAATTATCGACCTTATGAATGAATCGTACCTTCACAAGCGTTGGTACATTGAGGACATTTATAACATCATCCAACCACCTATTGAGTTAATACAGTTTGTCCATGTCGTAGAAAATGGAAAACTTGTCGGTCTTGGAACATGGGCTTCTATGAACGATGAATCCCTTGATGCCTTCTTGACTGGTTCTAGGAAATTGGTTCCTTCAGATTTCAACAATGGCCATAATCTTGTGCTCGTTGATGTCATCGCCCCGCATGGGCATGGCCGACAGATTGCGGTTAAAATGCGCCAGAAGCTGATTGAACTTGGCCACTGGGGCAAGAAGATCAGCTACATCCGGTATCAGAATGGTAAACGTATCTCCAAGGAATCAGTCCTATGATCAATAAATACTCCTTATGGAATATGGCCGTTTTTGGTGGCGGCGGTGGTGATGGCGGCGGTGGTGGGAATAGCGAACAGGCGCAAGCTGACGCACAGGCAAATTCTGCTTCTGCACGGCAGCAAGCTGAACGTGACCAACAAGCACAAGCTGACGCACAAGCGCAAGCAGACAATCAGGCGAGGGCAGAGGCTATAGGCCAGCCACCAGCAACGACCAGCTTCGGTTTTGGCCCGACCCCAAGTGGGGCAATGCCAGCAGATGCGTTCTCGACCGCAAATAACCCCGGCCTAACATTAAATGACGCCAGTTTGGCAACGGCCAATAGTGCAAATATTGCAGCGCCAGCTGCCCTTGCCGCCATGGGTTCAATCCCAAGCCCGCAAATGGCTGCCGACCTTGCGGCGATGGGCGGTGTACCAGCTCCGGCTGGGACGCCGACTCCCCCATCCCGTGAGGCTGGGCTTTCAAATGTTGATATGTCATTCAATGCGTATGGCCCGACTATGCAAAGCCCGACTGGGACCGGCAACGTGGCCGCGCAATTTGGGTTGACTGGCCCAGTTGTTGACACCTCAACACTCGATATTAAAAATCCGTTTACCGCAAATTTTGGCAACTTTGCTCCAATGCCTTCCGCTGAAGCGCCAATTCAAGTTGCTGAGCAACAAACTCCACCAGCTCCTGCTCCTGCCCCACAAGAAATACAACCTCCGGTTATAGATACGACCGGCATTATGGGTAAATTTTTGGGTTCATTTACTCCAAAGGCGGTAGCGGCTGATAATCCACCTGAGTTAAATGTTCCCAATTTTCCGGATGGAATCATTCCTACTCCACCAACTCTTGAGTACCCATCCGTACCTATGCCACCGAGCAACCCAGCTTATTCTGCGGCACTCACTGCTACGCCGCCAGCACCTGCTCCGGCACCCACCCCAACTACAACCCCATTTGAGGAAGCACTCTCTGCTATCATTACTGGAGCACCAAAGAACCTAACCAATACTGCGGTAGGCTTTGTCCCCGGGGCTGGTTTAGTAAATACTGTTTCTGGACTGTTTGGTGGCCCTACAGTTGGTGGGACATTGTTTCCTGACTCGACACCAGCAAAAACAGCAACCTCAGCTACAACGTATAGCCAGCCATCGCTTACTGATGCTCAATATAGAGATTTGATGAACCAGCCCGGTTGGGGATCAGAAGACCCATCAGCAATTGCCAGCTTTAACAATTACAATGCAAATACTTATGGAAACTTGTCTGGCCCGACCACAGTTGGCGGAGAGCTTGCTGTCGGTCAAAGAACACCACAGACAATGGTTCCAAAAGTAAATCCTGATGGCACCGTTACAATGGTTCCCAATTTAGGTAGCAGTATTTCTTCTTTTCTTGAAGATATCTTTAACCCATCGCTTACTAAGGTTGGCTCTCCAGCCTATATTCAATCAACACAGCCACATGCGGTTAATACAGAGATGGCTAGTGGCGGTAACGGCTCTCAGGCTATTATCCCACCAATTATTCCACCAACTGCGCCTATTGTTGCGCCAAAACCTATAGCTTCAACTCCAACGGTAACAGCGCCTTCTACACTTGCTTCTAACTTTGCAAGGAAGTATCTTGGCGCACCAAGTAACCCTTTGCGATATGGCTATGGTCCAGAAAATGCTTTTTATGCTACGGCAGCAAAAGGCGGCGCAGTGGGTCCACTTAACATGATGATGCGGAAACCATAATGGCAAATGACCCTCTTGATATGTCGATAGACGGTGAGTTCATCGAGATTGAACATGAAACAATGGATGTGGAGGACACCGAAGACGGTGGCGCCATTGTCACCATCAATGATGAGAGTGAAGAGGATGAAAGACCTGAATTCTATGCAAACCTTGCGGACACCATTCCAGAGGATTCGCTTGATACTCTTGCTGACGATCTTTTGGATGCCATTAATCGAGATAAAGAAGCGCGCAGCCTTCGTGATAAGCAATATGAGGAAGGCTTAAAGCGGACAGGCTTAGGAAATGACGCTCCCGGTGGCGCATCTTTCCAAGGCGCGTCGAAGGTGGTCCATCCTATATTGACCGAAGTATCGATTGACTTTGCTGCCCGAGCCATCAAGGAACTGTTCCCCCGCACCGGATCAGATTCTGGCCCGGTGAAAGAACAGATTATTGGTGAAGCTACCGCTGAAAAGGCTGAGAAGGCCAAGCGGAAGAGCCGGTATATGAATTGGCAGATGACCGAGCAGATGCCAGAGTTCAGAAATGAGCTTGAGCAATTGCTTACTCAGGTTCCATTGGGTGGCGCCCAATATATGAAGCTCACTTGGGATCGCCGTCTTAAGCGCCCTAAGCCCTTCCTCGTCACTATCGATGATATGTATTTGCCCTATGCGGCAACTTCTTTCTATACAGCAGACCGTAAAACTCACCGCCAGAACGTAACCCAGCTTGAATTTGACCGAAGGGTCAAGTCCGGGTTGTATCGTGATATTGAACTGCAAGCCACGTCATCTCCTGAGCAGACTAGGGCGGAAAAGGCCAATGACAAAATTGAAGGCCGCGAACAGTTTGATTACTATGATGATGACGGCCTTCGCGAGATTTATGAAATCTATGTCGAGTGCGAAATCGAAGAAGACGACGAGACCGACGGCGAAGTTGCACCGTACATCGTCACAATCGACAAAGCGTCGAAAGAAATCTTAGCCGTCTACCGCAATTGGGACATGGAAGATAAGCGCCGGGTTGCGCTTGACTGGATCGTAGAGTTCCCATTCGTTCCGTGGCGTGGCGCATACCCAATCGGTATCGTCCACATGATCGGTGGCCTCGCAGCCGGTATTACAGGTTCGCTTCGTGCGCTTATGGACAGCGCGCATATCCAAAATTCTCAAACGGGGTTGAAGCTGAAGGGTGGATCAAAGGGTGGTCAAAGCCTGAACATCCAGCCCACTCAAGTTATTGAGGTCGAAGGTACACCAAATAACGACGACATCCGCAAAACATTCATGCAGTTGCCGTTCCCCGGTCCGTCACAAACGCTGTTTACCCTCATGGGGTTCCTCGTTGATGCGGCCAAGGGTGTTGTCCGTACAACCTTTGAAGATATCTCTGACAACCCAGACCGCCTTCCAGTAGGAACTACGCTGGCTCTGATCGAGCAGGGCATGGTGGTATTCAATGCAATCCATGCGCGTCTGCACGACGCAATGGGCCGTACTCTTAAGGTTCTTCACCGCCTTAACAAAACCTATCTTGATGATGTTGATATCTTCGATGACTTTGGTGAGCTTATGGTTCGCCGGTCTGACTTCGAAGGCCCAATGGATGTCATACCGGTATCCGACCCGAATATCTTTTCTGAAGTCCAGCGCTTTGCCCAGCTGCAAATTGTAGAGCAGCGCGCTCAGGCAATGCCTGATCTATATGATCTCCGTAAGGTCGAGGAAATGATCCTTGACCGTACCAAGATTCCAAATGCCAAGAGCCTACTCAAGAAAGTTCCAGAACCTCAGAAGCTCAATGCTGTCAATGAGAACGTGGCAGCAACGATGGGGTCTCCTATTGTTGCCTTCCCTGAACAAGATCACTTAGCCCATATTCAGGTTCATCTAAGCTATATCTCCAACCCACTATTGGGTGGCAGCCGTATTATGTCGCCTATCGTTGTTCCGGTAATGCTCAACCATTTGAAAGATCATATCGCGCTTTGGTATGTGACTGAAACGGTTCGTATTGCTTCAGAAGCCGCAGGGCATGATATCTCAGCCTTGATGGACCCTAAAAATCCAGACGTAGATAAAGCATTTGATAGAATGCTGGCTGCGGCCGATGCTCATGTGGAGGCAGAGGCGGCACGCACACTGGCAGCTATCCCTCAGATTATCCAGCAAGCTATTCAGACAATGCAGCAGTATCAGCCGCAACAGCCAGACCCGAGCCAGCTTGTAATTCAGGCTCAACAGGCTGAAACGCAACGCAAGGCAATGGCCGACCAGTCAAAAACTCAGACTGATCAGCAGAAGATTGCTTCTGATACTCAGAACAAGCAGTTGGATATTCAGGCGCGGGAACAAATGAACCGCGAGGACAACCAGACGGCGATGCTTATTGCTGCGTCTGAATTAGAGGCTGGACATCGTACCAACCTTAAAAACGGTACGGGCATATCAAAAGGACAAGGACAATGATGAAATCTGATACCAATCAGCACAAGATGATGGCAATGGGCAAACCAATCCCACAGCCAAAAGGTAAGACGACCCCATTTAAAATGGGTGGTTTACTTGACAACAAGCCAAAAGATGTAAAGCAGCCAGCCAAAAAGACCATGCCATTCAAAAAGGGCGGCATGGCTTGGGAAGGTTCTGCAAAAGATGAAGCTCAGGACAAGAAGCTTGCCAAAAAGCGCGGAATGTCTATGAAAGCTTGGGAAGCGTCCCCTATGGATGCCAAACATGACCGCCAGAAGTCTATGAAAGGACTGAAGCGCGGTGGCAAGGCTTGCTGAGTTTCCACTAATTGAGAGGGTGCTCATCGCGCTTAAGAAAGAGCAAAGAGAATTTGCTGAAAGCGCGATGGCACATCCTGCTCACCGAGACGCCTTTGAGTATGGGCGTGTGACCGGACATTATTCCGGGTTGATGAAAGCCGTTGAGACAATCGAAATGGCTTTGAATAAAGAGAGCGAGGAAGACGATCATGGTTATAAGCGCCGTGGTGATCCCTTCATCATCAGAGATTGATGAAGCATTCCCTAAGATGGACTTTGGCATTATGCCTACCGGATCAAGAGTTTTGGTCCAAATACGCAGACCAAAGACTAAAATTGGTAGCATTATTCTTTCAGACTATTCGAAAGATGCGGAACAAGACAACACGCAAGTAGCAAAAGTTATCGCTACTGGGCCGTTGGCCTTCAGAAACCGCAACACGATGGAACTATGGCCAGAAGGCGCGTGGTACAAGGAAGGTGACTTTGTATTCGTTTCGAAGTATGGTGGTTCCAGATGGCGCCGTGAAGTTCCCGGCGTTAAGGGAGAGCGAGTTGAATTTGTTGTTTTCAACGACCTTGACATCATTGGCAACGTGACGACGGACCCTCTTTCCGTCCAAGCGTATATCTGATAGGATAGTGCCATGAATGATAAGTCAAAGATCGTAGAAGAAGACGAAGACGAGTTGGAAGTCATCGAGCTTGAGGATGGGCATGATGATGAAGATAACGATGGTGACGATGATCGCCTCGAATCTGACCAACGAGACGCACAGGATGAAGGTGACGACGGCGAAGAAGTAAATGCTCGCCAGCTGCGCCGGAAACGCCAGAAGCAGCGTCAAAAAGAGACTATGAAGAAAACACGCGAAGAGAACGCGCACCTTCTTCGGGAATTGTTGGAAGCCAAGGAACGACTTATCGCCCTTGAGAACCGCAATATCCAATCGGATGCTCAGACCGCTGATCAGCGGTACAACTATGCGATGGCGCAGATTGCCAAAGCAGAGCGAGACTTAAAGGAAGCTTTTGAGACTGGCGATGGCGACAAGGCCGTAGCTGCTCAAAAGACAAGAGAACAAAGCATTTATGCCGCCCGCGAAGCTGAAGAGCTTAAGAAGCGGCTATCGAATCCGCAGTTGCAGCAGAAGTCGAACGTCCTCGATCCAAGGACAGAGACGCACGCTCAACAATGGATGCAGAAAAACCCTTGGTTTAACCCTTCGGGGGACGACGAGGATTCTGCAATTGCTCGTGCGATTGACGAAGCATGGGCAAAAGAGGCTCAAAGGAAGGGTGTAAACCCATCTAGCGAGGATTATTGGGACGAGCTTGATTCGCGTGTGAAGAGGCGGCTGGGGACAGCTAGCTCTGAACGGGAGCGTAAAAGGTCTGCCCCACCTGTGACTGGCCGAGGAGAGTATTCGAACCGCCCGTCCACAAGTGATAATAAAGTGTATTTGACGCCTGAACGGAAAAAAGCTTTGCAGGACGCTGGTGTCTGGGATGATCCCGAGAAACGTAAGCGTTACATTAAGCAGTTCCAACAGTACGACCGTCAAAATCCACGTTGAGCCTCAAGGAGTAAGTTATGTCAAATGAAGAACGTCTAAAAAAGGGACAAGGTGAAAACCGCGTCTCACGGGAAATGGAAGATCGTGTTGTTACCGAGGACAGAAATGTCAGCGATGATGATCGTCTTACAATGTTTAGGCAGAGTTTTTTCCAATCCGCTTTGCCCGACCTACCCAACATCCCCGGATACCATATATGCTGGCTTACGACAGCCAATCCTCGCGACTCTATCCATTCTCGTCGCTCCCTCGGATACACAGCAGTAGCGCCCCATGAAGTACCCGGTTGGGAACATGCTTCAGTCCAAACGGGTGAATATGCTGGTTGCATCGGGGTGAATGAAATGGTGGCCTTCAAATTGCCCCTCAGCCTATACGAGGCGTATATGAATGAAGCCCATTATGAGCGGCCTTTGGCAGAGGAAGGCAAGTTGGCCGATACTGCGGATTTCATCCGTAGCCAAGCCAAACAGCTAGGTGGTGACATATACGAGGGTGATGGTCTGGCGGCTTTGCGGTCTCCAATGAGCCGATAGGCTCTTAACCAAAACCAAAAAGGAAACGAAGAATGTCTTCTTCTGCAAGTCCATTTGGCCTTCGCCCTATCTACTCGGCAACGGGTACGGTACGTCCGACTTCAGGTCAAATTCTCTCGGGTTATGGTACTTCGATTTATCAGTACCAGCCTTGCCGCTATGGCCTCTCCAGTGATTCCGGGTCGGTCGAAGGTTACGTCGTCGCTGCTGCTGCTGGTGACCGTTTGACCGGTTCGTTTATGGGCGTTGAATACGTCGATAGCACGGGTCGTCAGCGCGTCAGCAACTTCTGGCCAGCATCGACTGTTGCTACGAACATTATCGCTTATCTCACGGCTGATCCTTACATCACCTATGAAATTCAGGGTAATGCTCCGTTGGCTATTACCACGATTGGTAATCAGTTCAACATTAACTCGGCCACTGGTACTACGCCTCTTGGTCTGTCAACAACCGCTTTGGACGTTTCGTCTTCTGCCACCAATGCACAGCTGCGCGTTGTTGGTTTGTCGAACTATATCGACAATGCTTGGGGTGATGCTTACACAATCGTGCAAGTTCAAATCTCTCAGCATCAGAACGTCGCCAACATTGCTGCTTACTAAGGAGTCATAAACCATGGCACTTCCAATGCGCAGTACCGACTTTCGTTCGGTAGTTGAGCCAATCCTCAACGAAACCTTTGATGGTATCTATGATGTCCGTAAGGACGAGTGGGCTACCGTATTCAAAGAACAGCGTGGCATTCCACGCAACTATCACGAAGAGCCAGTTCTGTTTGGCTTTGGCGCCGCCCCTGAACTTCCAGACGGCACGCCAGTAACCTACCAGAGCGGTGGCGTTCTCTTCCTTGCTCGCTATACCTACCGGGTATACGGCATGGCGTTTGCGCTCACGAAGGTTCTCGTCGAGGACGGCGATCATATCTCGATTGGCCGTACCTATGCCGAGCATCTTGCTCGTTCGCTTATCGAAACCAAGGAAACCCTTGGCGCGAACATCCTGAACCGTGCGTTTACGTCCGGTTACAACGGCGGCGACGGCGTGACGCTCGTTAACACGGCCCACCCAATCGCCAACGGTCAGACCTTCTCGAACCAGCTCACGACGGCAGCTGCACTCTCGCAGACCTCGCTCGAACAGATGCTGATTCAGATTCGTCAGGCAGTGGACAACAACGGCAAAAAGATTCGTCTTGAGCCAAAGAAGATCGTTGCAGCTCCTTCGAACTACTTCCAAGCTGAAGTTCTTCTGAAGTCGGCTCTTCGTGCTGGCACAAATAATAATGACATTAATCCGATCACCACGACCGGAGTTTTGTCGGAAGGCCACACGAACCTGTCGCGTCTTACATCGAACACCGCTTGGTGGGTTGAGACTGACGCTCCAGAAGGCCTTAAGCTGCTTATGCGCCGTCCGCTCGAAAAGAGCATGGAAGGCGACTTTGAGACCGATTCCATGCGCTATAAGGCGACTGAGCGTTACATCTTCGGATGGACCGATCCTCGCGGCGTCTGGGGTACTCCGGGCCTCTAAAAACTTGTGGCAAGGGGGTGGTAAAATCCACCCCTTTGTTGCATTATACATCATCTGAAACGGTCAAGCTTTTCAAGGAGAAGACCAATGGGACAAACTAATGACGATCTCTGGATGGGTCCAGCAACTGGCCCACAAACTGCTGGATGGGCCAATGCTGGCAATCCGGGCGTAATTGGCCGTGGCGTAGGTCCACTAGGCCGTACATATATTTTCGATATCGTACCAGCCGCACTCTCAGCAACCGCAGTTTGCGCTGCACAGTCTGTAGCAGCTGCTGGTAACGCAACAATCAATGGTGCTTCGGCTACGTCTGGTGTGGCAACTTTTGATTATGCTCGCGCTTTCTCAATTGTTACGTCAAACGCTGGCAATACAACGCAGACGGTAACAATCACTGGAACTGACTACTATGGTCAGACTCAGACGCAGCAGCTCACTTGCAGTGGCGTATCGACTGTAGTTAGCACCAAGACTTTCAAAACAATTACTCAAGTTGCTGTTTCGGCTGCAATCACGGGTACATTGTCGGTCGGCAGTGCTGATGTGTTTGGTCTTCCATATGCAGTCATCAACGCTGGCTATCTTCTTCGTACTGGATGGGACAATGTTGTTTCCGACAATGCGGGTACTTTTGTTGCAGCTGATGCGACATCGCCAGCTACGGCTACGACTGGTGACGTTCGCGGTACTTATGCTCAGTCTGGTAACGCTGCTAATGGTTCGCGTCGTCTTGTGATTGCTCTTGGCATGACAGCTATTCAGGCTGGCCCAAATGCAACTCAGATTGGCGCAATCGGTGTTGTTCCGGCTTAATTGAGTTGGGGGAGCTTAGTCTCCCCCTTCCTTCACATGGAGAACACTAATGGCTGATGCAGTCACTTCGCAGACGATCCTTGATGGTGATCGGCTTGCTATTCTAAAATTTACAAATATCTCGGATGGCACGGGTGAAACCAATGTCAATAAGATTATTGTGTCTACATTAAACCCAAATCAATTTGGTAAAGCTTGCAATGGCTGCAAGATCAATAAAATTTGGGCAATGACGGATGGTATGGGCGTTAACATCCTTTGGGATGCTACGACCGACCTTATCTGCGAAACCATTCCACAAAATGAAATGTATACTATGTCATACAATGAATTTGGTGGACTTCCCAACAATGCTGTAACAGGCGTGACGGGTAATGTCGCATTTTCTACTGTCGGCGCTTCATCTGGTGATCGATATACGATCATCTTAGAAGTCATCAAAACCTACGCTTCATAAGGAGATTTAAATGGTAACGTCTGCTAATCTCAATAGTAAACCGGGATCATTTGAACTTCAGGTTGCTCGCAATCAAATTATTGGGCATACGCAAAATAACATTTTTGGGTATGGGACAACTGCTGCTTCTGCCGGTATATTTAGGACCGTTTGGGAAAACATGGCTACAGCAGACTATGTATTCCCAACATCTGCCACTACTATGACGTTGACTGGCGGCTCTGGTGATACAGCAACTATTACAATCGTTGGACTTGATGCAAGTTATAATATTTTAACGGAAAATCTTGTTTTGAATGGCGCAACTGGTGTCACAACTACAAAATCTTATTTCCGTATTAATAGTATGTTTGTGGCATCTGGTAGTACAACCAACCCGTCAAATACTGTAACTTTAAGCAATGGCGGGGTAATATACGCTCAAATAAATACTGCTGTTTTCAATGGAACGACAGGTAGCATAGGTACAAGCCAAATGGCCGTCTACACAGTTCCAGCCGGGAACACTTTTTATGGTTGGAGATATGGTGCCTATTCATCGTTTAATGGAAACACGGCGAATTACACTACATATCGCGCTATTGTAAATTCACCATCTGGTGTTCAAAAGTTAATTCTTCAAACACCGTTCAATACCAGCTACCAAGTGCAGCGTGATTTTCCATTCCCATATACGGCGGGAACAGATTTGCGCTTTCAAATTGCCTCAAGTGTCGCAACTGCCGCCGTTGTTAGCATCAATATCGGTGGCGTTTTGGTACAGAATTAGGTGATATATGGCTAAAACCCCAGTTTGGCAGCGGTCTGAAGGTAAAAATCCAAAGGGTGGATTGAATGCCAAGGGCCGCGCATCCTTGAAGGCAGAGGGCCACAATATTAAGGCTCCGGTAAAGGCTGGAGATAACCCAAGGCGCGCAAGCTTTCTGGCTCGCATGGGTAATATGGCCGGTCCTGAGCACGATGAAAAAGGCAAGCCAACTCGCCTATTGTTGTCGCTTAATGCTTGGGGCGCCTCCAGCAAGGCCGATGCAAAGTCAAAGGCCAAGGCGATCTCAAGCAGGAATAAGGCAAAACCAAAATGACTGATAAACCGTTTTGGGAAACCAAAAACCCAAAGAAGGAAAGCAAAAAGCTTACTTCTTCACAGAAATCATCAGCTAAAGCTCGCGCTAAAAAAGCTGGTCGTCCTTACCCTAACGCTGTTGATAACGCAGCAGCTGCGAGGAAAAAGAAATGAAAGACTTCAAGCACACCCACAAAATGCACCATGGCGCTCATCCTATGTTCGGTGGAAGCAGCGCACGTCCATCGGCCCCTGTAATGCCTCCTATGATGCCTCCGGGCGGTATGGGTGGTATTCAGAGCGCTGGTGAAGACATGGCCTCGTCCGCACCGGGCGGTATGTCTGGTGGTGCTCCATCTGGTATGGGTGCTGGTGGTGATGGATCAGCTGGCGGTGCAGCTGGTGGCACTGGTGGTGCTGGATTTAAAAAGGGCGGCATGGCTAAGGGCGGCAATTGGATTAAAGAAGCTACCAAAAATAAAGGTGCTCTTCATCGTTCGCTTGGCGTCCCAGAGGGAACGAAGATACCAATGTCCAAGATCAAAAAGGCCGAAAAGTCTTCTGATCCTAAATTAGCAAAACGTGCTCGTTTGGCCGAGACCTTAAGGGGATTTAAGAAATGACCATTAAGTATGGTGAATTTACTTTTGATTCGGCCAATGGCTTCAGCGGTTCATGTGGTAAAAAGCCCGTAAAAGGCTATATGCGTGGCGGTGTAGTTAAAAAAGCTCGCGGTGGACCTATGCGAGATGGTATGGATGATGACGGCCCGACTATCGAGAGCGTCATTGAGGACACCAAAGACATGCCGATGCCAAATCAGCCGGTAGTTAAGGGGTCGGATACAGGTGATGTGTCTCCGTCTGATGCGCGACGGATGCAGCAGATCATGAGCAAAACTCATGGCGGCGTTCAGAAACTGGCTCGCGGTGGATCGGCAACAAAGATGGCTCAGAATGTTGAGATGGCCAAGTCTAAGGCTGCGACCGCATTTGCTAATTCAAAGCCATCGTCAAAATTTAAAACTGGTGGCAAGGTTCGCCATTACGCTGAAGGCTCTGATGGCGTCGTTAAGGAAGATGACCAAAACCCATGGTTAGAGGGACAGCAGCCAATTTATCCAGAGTATCCAACGACATCAAGAGATCGCGACAGGGAAGCAGATCAAAAGAAAAAAGGATGGGGACGCGCTAAAGGGGGCGATGTAAAATTAGCTCGCGGTGGCGCCCCGACAGTATCAATTCGTGCTGCACCAGCTTATAAGGCTCCTAAAGCACCAGCTTTACCATCTGAAATGGCCACTCCAATGGCCCCTCGGCCAAAAGCCCCACCATCTTTGGCAAATATTGCAATGTCTCGCAATCCCCAAATGTTGAAAAAGGGCGGAAAGTCTAAGAAGAAATGACAACCAGCGGTACAGTTTCTCAGACGGTATTCAATACCAACAACATTTTGGACCAAGCGTTCAGAAGGTGCAAGGTTCCGCCTGAAACTGTCACGTCTGAAATGCAGCAGACAGCGCTCGATAGCCTGTATTTGCTCATTTCTTCGTTGTGCAATAGGGGTATTCAGCTCTGGACGATTGAGAAAATCATCCTACCGTTCTACCTTGGTAACGGATATGTTACCATGCCAGTAGGAACGATTGATGTTCTCAATTCCAACTTCAGAACAATTAACCAATATACAGGTTCGATCTCATCGAGCAGCGGTTCGCCAAGCTTGGCAGACGATAGCAATTTGGCAACAGCTTGCATTCAGACCGCTCCGAATGGCTCGATCACCCAGAACCTATTGCAGCCTACGCTTATCACGACACTGGGCGTCAATATGTATGCTGCTGGCACGTACAATCTCAAGATTGAATGGTCCAATGACAATACAAATTGGACAACGGTGGTTAACCCGGGTGCAACAGTTTATCCTCAAAACGGCTGGAATTGGTACGATATCAATCCATCGATCACGGCCCAGTACTGGCGCTTGTCTGAAACTGGCGGCGCAACGCTCAGCGTGGCAGAATTTGTGACGGCGGGTAATCCCACTGAAATTCCATTGGCGCGCCTTAACCAAGATGATTATACCAATCTCCCAAATAAGACGTTCCAAGGGCGCCCATTGCAGTTCTGGTTTGACCGCCAGCTTGCAGCGCCGGTTGCCCGTCTATGGCCGACGCCAGATCAGCAAGCTCAGTTTGCTCAGTTCGTGACATGGCGTCAACGGCATATCATGGACGTTGGCTCACTGACGGAAACCATTGAGCTTCCACAGCGCTGGGTAGATGCCATCGTTTGGGAATTAGCAAATCGTCTTTGCTTTGAAATCAAAGAAGTCGATATTGCTATGGCCGACCGGATTGCTCCTCGGGCGAATGAGGCAATGAGCCTTGCATTCATGGAAGAACGAGACAACTCACCATTCATGATGGCACCCAACATAAGTCCATACACACGATGAAATTAAAAAATGGCCAATGTTGCGTTTATTGGATTAAATTAAAGCATCATACCGATGTTTTATCTGATGGCTATATTGGTGTTTCAAAGAATCCAACAGTAAGATGGAAGTTGCATTTTTGGAAATCATCAAAAAAGCAAATTGAAAATCCAATATTTTTTAATGCTATTCAAAAATATGGTTGGGATTCTCTTATTAAAGAAGTTTTAATCATTGGAACTGAAGAATATTGCTATGAAATGGAAACAAAATTTAGGCCAAAATCATTAATTGGCTGGAATTGTAATGTAGGTGGCTCAAAACCACCAGTTTCTAAGCCGCGTGGTAAAGATTATGTTAGCCCATTAAAAGGCGTTCCAAGGCAAACCCCATGGATGCTTGGTCGGACACCTGCAACGGCTGGCTCAAAAGCATCTGAAGAAACTAGGGCAAAAATGTCTGCCTCTCGGAAAGGATTCAAACAATCTCCTGAGCATATTGCAAAACGTGTTGCGTCAAGAAAAGCAACCATTACAATGCAAATGGAGATTTAATCATGGCCATATGGCTTGATACGACAGGAAGAAGCACTCTCGGGATTGGTATTTGCGACCGGTGCCGTCGTAAAATGTCGATTGATGATCTGTACCCAGATATCAATTCTCCCGGACTTCGTGTATGCTTGGAAGATAGAGACGAATTGGACCCATATCGTTTGCCAGCTAGGCAGCCCGAGAAGATAACATTGCCATTTTATCGCCCGGATGTTCCGATTGGCACTTCGCCTAAAGGTTTGGTTACGGAAGACGACAATAACTTCATCGTCACACAAAACATCGAAGAATACATATTGCCATGAGCGTACCATCAAATCTCGTCCCAATTGCAATTTCTGGCCTTCCAACGCCTCCTACGCCAGTAGTGGGTAATGATCTTGTTATGATTGTCCAAAATGGGACATCATATCAAACGACCATTTCCAATTTTGTTGGTGCCGTAGCAACCCCAAATACCACCAATATCTATGCTGGGACTGGGTTGACGGGTGGCGGCAACCTCGGATCAAACGTAACGCTTGCCATTGGCAATACCGGCGTAAGCAGTGGAACGTATGGCTCATCCACTCAGGTTCCAGTTCTGACGATCAACTCTCAGGGACAGATCACCGCCGCATCATCGACGACGTTCTCCGTTCCATTCAGCGGGATTACAGGGAAGCCAACGACACTTGCTGGCTATGGCATTACTGATGCTCAGCCATTAAGCAATAATCTGACTGGCCTCGCTGGCCTTGGTACGTCCGGCCTGATTGTCAATCAGACTGGTGGGGCATATGTCTCCCGTTCAATCGTCGCTGGAAACGGCCTGACCGTGACCAATGGAGACGGAACGTCTGGTAACCCAACGGTTGCCATGCCGAATCAGTCGGTGACCCCGGGTACTTATGGATCGGCGTCGGCTGTCCCAGTCATTACGGTTGACCAACAAGGTCGAATCGCGACAATTGGGACAATCCCAAGCGTGACCGGCGGTACGGTAACCCAGATCAACACTGGGACTGGATTGACTGGTGGGCCAATCACTGTTTCAGGTACAGTCAGCATCGCCAATACTGGTGTTACTGCCGCAGCATATGGGACGGCATCGGCGGTCCCATCGTTCACTGTCAATGCTCAAGGTCAATTGACCCTTGCTGGCAATACCACAATCTCGATCCCATCCTCAGCTATCAATACGGCGATCCCCAATTCTGGTCTGGCCAATAGCAGCATAACGATCAATGGCAACTTAGTCAGCCTTGGCGGTTCAACGACGGTCACCGCGAGCACGACTGGAACCTTGACGCTCGGAACTGGCCTATCTGGCACATCGTTTAATGGCTCGACCAATGTGACGGCTGCAATTGCCAATACAACGGTGACGGCTGGCATTTATGGGGCTTCAACGGCCATACCTACCTTTACGGTCAATGCTCAAGGGCAATTGACGGTAGCCTCTACGGCAGTGGTGATCGCGCCAGCCAGTACACTCTCTGGAACAACCCTTAACTCCACTGTCGTGTCATCGTCACTGACCAGCGTGGGGACGATTGGCACTGGCGTTTGGCAGGGGTCAACCATTGCAGTTGCTTATGGTGGAACGGGCGTTACGACATCGACCGGTTCTGGCTCGAATGTTCTTTCAAGCTCACCAACACTGGTGGCGCCGATTCTCGGGACGCCAACGTCTGTTACACTCACCAACGCGACTGGCTTGCCCTTAACCACAGGCGTTACCGGAATTCTTCCTATTGCCAATGGCGGTACTGGCATCGCGTCTCTTGGGACTGGTGTTCAGACGGCTTTGGGGCAAGCTGTGACCGGTTCTGGAAGTATTGTTCTATCAACGTCTCCAACACTTGTTACCCCTATATTGGGGGCAGCATCTGCTACCAGTGTGGCAATGACGACTGGTACGATCAGTACCACGCCATCAAATAGTACGGATATTGTCAATAAGAGCTACGTTGATTCAGTTGTTTCCGGAAATAATTACCATGCTGCTTGCAACTATGCGACGACCGCTGACCTTGGTTCGGTCACATATAACAATGGCTCGTCTGGCGTTGGCGCGACGATTACAAAAACATCGCCATTTGCAACACTATCGATTGACGGTGCAAATCCATCAGTCGGCCAGCGCATTCTCGTTAAGAATGAAACAAGTGGCCAGTATAATGGCATTTACACGGTTACCAGTGTTGGCTCAGGTGTAGCTGGTTGGGTTCTTACCCGCGCAACCGACTACGATCAGGTCGGAACTGGGCAAAACGAAATTGCCCCCGGCGACACAACATTTATTATCAGTGGGACAACCAATGCTAACACGCAATGGACCCAAACAACCGATTTGCCAATTACAATTGGCACGACCCCACTTATATTTGTCCAGATCGGGGCAAGCGTAAGCTATACGGCTGGAACAGGTTTAACGCTTTCTGGGACGCAATTCAGCATCACCAATACGGCGGTGACGGCTTCCGCTTATGGTTCATCAACGGCTATCCCAACTTTCACGGTGAATGCCCAAGGGCAGCTTACTGCCGCTTCGACAGCAGCAGTTATCGCTCCAGCTGGCACTTTGACGGGTACTATATTAGCATCAAACGTGGTGTCTTCGTCGCTCACCAGTGTCGGAACTATCGGAGCCGGTGTCTGGCAAGGCACGGCAATCGGTGCAATCTACGGCGGAACAGGGCAAACATCATACACGATTGGTGATCTTCTTTATGCTTCTTCGACGACAGCGCTCTCAAAGCTTGCTGATGTTGCCACGGGGTCCATCCTTGTGTCTGGTGGCATCGGATCGGCACCGTCCTATTCGTCATCCCCAACTATCACCGGAACGACGACATCTGGTTACTTCATCGCTAATGGCTCTATCTCTTCAGCAGCTTCAGCTGGCGCATACTCATATGGCTCATTAGCATTCAGCGATACCAATATTGTTGCCTCGTTTGCCTCTTCGGTGAACGGCTACAATGAAATGGTGCTTCAGAATACTAGCACCGGATCGGCCGCATCGACGAACTTTATTGTGGCAAATGGTAGCGGAACAGCATCTACATTTTTTGGTGAGTTTGGAATGAACTCATCGGGCTTTACAGGGTCCGGTTCATTCAATCTCCCTAACGCTGTTTATCTTGATTCCACATCTGGCGATTTGGTTCTTGGCACGACGACATCAAATGCAGTCCATTTTGTTGTCAATGGAAGCACTACTGATGCCATGACAATCTCGTCAGCTGGCACGACGACAGTGGCTACCCTGAACCTAACCAATGCACTCGGTCCAACCTATGGTGGTACTGGGCAATCAAGCTACGCTACCGGCGATTTGCTTTATGCGTCTGCAACCAATACCCTTTCCAAGTTAACGGCAGGAACAAATGGTAGTGTTCTTACGCTTTCTGGTGGCGTACCGATTTGGTCGGCAGCCTCCAGCGTGTCTTCAATTTCGTTTGGAACAACTGGCCTGACACCATCCACGGCGTCAAGTGGAGCTGTTACCGTTTCTGGTACGCTTGCATTGGCCAATGGCGGAACGGGAGCAACTACAGTTTCTGCGGCTCAAACCAATTTACAGGTCGATCCCGCTGGAACGGCAGTAGCATTGTCAATCGCTTTAGGGTAAGATATCTTCAAACAAGGGACTATTTAAATGGCAAATACCTTCACCTCTTACGCGGCAAAAAATGTTGGCACATCGCCAGTAACGCTTGTCACGGTTGCATCCGCTACGCAAACCACGGTTATTGGCCTTTCGGTAGCCAATACGACGACTGGAGCAATCACGGCAGATATTTATGTCACCCGGTCGGCAGTCAACTATTATGTGGTTAAAAGCGCCGCGATTGCTCCCGGCCAAACCTTTGTCGCTGTCGGTGGCGATCAGAAGTTGGTATTGACCACGAGTGATGCCCTTGTCGTCGTAACGAACACTGCGACATCAGCCGATGTCATTGCCTCGGTTCTGAACATTACCTAATAGGAACGTACCATGTCATATACAGGTATCCTTGGAACCATACCAAATATTCCCCAGCCAACGGGCGGTGGCGGTGAACAGGTATTTTTCCTAAACAATCAGACGGTAAACAATAATTATACCGTTCCAGCCAATATCAATGCTGGCAGTTTTGGTCCAATCACGGTTGCTGCATCGGCAACAGTGACGATTCCATCCTCTTCAACTTGGACGGTGATTTAATATGAGTGCCTTAACACTTCAGGGGTCAACATCTGGTCAAGTGACGCTTCAGCCGCCCGCAGTGGCGGGGACTAATACACTTACGCTTCCAGCTGTCACCGGTACAATTTTAACGTCTTCTGGTGCAACTAGCATCGGATTAAATGGCGCAACGTCTGGCACAACGACACTGGCTCCCTCCGCAGTAGCATCTGGCACGGCAACTTTACCGGCTGGAACCGGAACGGTGATCGAAACCGTCACCAATATGGCAGCAAACCCCGTAACAGGTACGCCATCTTCTTCAAATTATCTTCGTGGCGATGGTACTTGGGCTGCATTATCTGCATCAGGCCAGCTTATTAAATTCTCTGCCCTTACTTCTGGAACATCATTTACCACGCAATCTACTACTACTAAAATGTATGTAGAGCTTGTTGGCGGTGGTGGTGGTGGTGGTGGCGTAACTAATGGCGGAAACGGTGGTGGCGGTGGGGCTGGTGGTTTTGCAATAAAATATTTTATTTCTGGAGTTGCTGGCTCTACTTCATATACATATGCAATTGGATCAGGCGGTACTGGTGGAACAACCTCCGGCACTAATGGAACAACAGGCGGTAGCACTACATTTGCTGTTGGAGCAACCACTGTAACGGGAACTGGTGGAGTTGGCGGAACTGGTACATCTGGCGTCGCAGTCCCCGGGGGTGCGGGAGGTTCAGCTACAAACGGTGATTTGAATGTTACTGGCGGCGGCGGTGGACATAATGGTGCTAATGCTGGTGGCAGTAGTTATTTTGGCGGTGGAGCATCAGCAATTAATACTAGCTCTGGAAACCCTGCCACAGGACTTAACGGTGCTGCTTATGGATCGGGTGCTAGTGGTGGAGCTTCTTTCAGTCCTAATAATGCTGCTGGTGGTGTTGGTGCAGCGGGTGTTATTCTTGTTTGGGAGTTCACGTAATGAATAGTGCAGTTGTTCAAAACAGCAATGAAACCGTCATCAATCTGATCGTCGCTGATCCTTCCATTGATCCAGCTCCAGAAGGCTGCTTATTAGTTGGCCTTCCATCCGATTCTCCTGTGACATTTGGCTGGATATATAATCCTTCCAACGGCACATTCTCTGCGCCTGTGGAGGCATAAATGACCGCGACCCTCAAGACGACAATCATTCAAGACCCATCATCGGCCAGCTCCAACATTCAGCTTGATGCTTCTGGAAACACGTATCTTGTGCCGGTGACGGGCAACGTAGGTATTGGGACGACTTCGCCTTCCTATAAGTTAGATGTAAACGGTTCTTTCAGACAGCAGAATGCATTTGCTTATTTAGGCAATTATAACGCCGGAGCAACTTACCCTACACAAAATTTATCGTTGGGCATTAGCAATAATTTTTCTGCTGGAAACGCCGAAATTAACATTTGGAATACTGTCAATCCATCAACAAATGCCACCACTGGCATACGTTTTATGCAACAGACGGGTGCGTCGTCCTACACTGACATCATGTGGCTTAATAATTCCGGCACTGTCGGTATCGGAGCAATTGCCGGAGCGTCTTCCTATGGAAAATTAACTATAGGCAATGGACAAGCCGATGGGGCGCAAACAGTCCAAAATGCTGGCCTTATGTTCTATAATACTGGAAACTGGGCGCAAGCAGGTATATGGCCGATTGGTGGGTCGGGTTTTTCTGGTTCTCTTGCATTTGGTACGGCTCCATCAGGAAGTGGTGTAAATACTGTTACAGAACGTATGCGTATTGACTCCTCCGGCAATCTGCTGGTGGGGACGACAAGTGCGGGTGCGGGGGCTATTGTAGATGTGCAATCAACGACTAAAGGTGTTCGTTTTCCAAACATGACGACAGCGCAAAAGAATGCAATTACACCGGCTGCGGGAACTGTTGTTTTTGATACTACTCTTGCAAAACTATGTGTTTACAGTGGCTCCGCTTGGCAAACAATAACCTCAGTATAAGGGAATCAACATGGCTATCACCCTAAACGGCTCCACGGGCATTCAGAACGTCCTTGGCTCAGCAGCAGCCCCCTCTGAGAGCAATACCACGTCATCCAACACGGGCTTGTATTTCCCATCCAGCACGACGCTTGGGTTATCCACGGCGGGTGTTAATGCTGTGTATATAGATGCTTCGCAGAATGTGGGTATTGGGAGCATTTCTCCGGGCGCTAAATTAGAAATTAACAACAGTGCTGGCGCTAGTACCGTAGGTATTAAATCTTCATCGGGTAATACGTCTTGGCTTTGGTTAGCAGGAAATGGAAATTCTTACTTATCAACATCCTTTGATCTATACCAAGACAACTCAAATAACGCAGGAATAAATAATAGAGCTGCTGGCGGAATATTGCTTTCTGCAAACGGCTCTGAACGTATGCGTATCGACTCCTCCGGCAACGTAGGTATTGGGACGAGTTCGCCGGGTGCTAAGTTAGACGTTTCTGGAAATATTAGGTTTTCCGCTGGAAATCCCGTTCTTCAGTTCAATAACGGTGGCCCACAAATATATGTAACAACCGGAAACACATTACAGTTTTCAATAAATTCCGGTTCTTCCGAAGCCATGCGTATCGACTCCTCCGGCAGATTTTTATACGCGACAACAACTTCTCCCTATAATTCAGCCCAATTTGGTTCTGGATATGGAACATCTTATTGGTCTTTTGGTCCGCAATCAGGGACGGGTTCTTTTCTTGTTCAAAACGGTTCAAATTTCGCGGGTGTTTATTTACCTGCACAAGCTACTTCTTGGTCTGGAACTTCTGACGAAAATCTTAAAAATATCACTGGCACTATTCAAGAAGGATTGAAAAAACTTACCACCCTACGGGCGGCTGAATTTACTTGGAAATCAGATGATACCAATAAACCGCAAGTTGGATTGATCGCTCAAGACCTTCAAAAAGTGTTGCCAGAAGTAATAGACACAGATTCTAATGGCAATCTAAGCGTTCGCTATTCAGAAGTTATCCCACTTCTCGTCGCAGCCATCCAAGAGCTTGACGCCAAGTTCGAAGCATATAAAGCCACCCACCCTTAAGGACCAATACACATGGCTATCACCTACACATGGTCGTTCCCGACCCTCACCGCATACCCTACTTATGAAAGCCAAACGGATGTCGTGTACACAGTGCATTGGGTTCTAACTGGAACTGACGGCACATACACTGGTTCTGTTTATGGCACGGTTGGCCTGACCTATGTGGCTGGTTCGCCTTACACGCCGTATGCTCAGCTTACCGAAGCTCAGGTTCAAGGTTGGACGACGACCACTCTTGGTGCGGAACAAGTTGCTGCTCTGGAAGCTAATATTGCCGCTCAGATTCAACAGCAAATTTCGCCAACAAGCGTTAATCTACCACCGCCTTGGAGCGCATGATGGCCCACAGTTAAGAGTGAGCATAATCATGGATGATGAAAGCTTAGCAATCGGTGGTTTGATGGCGCGAGTTGATCGGCTCGAAGCTGACGTTTCACAGATTAGACTTGATCAAAAAGAAATGCTAAGAATCCTTCACAACGCAGAAGGCTCTTGGAAAGCAATGGTTGCCGTCGGAGGAATTGGCGTCGCCATTGGGAGTGCGTTGATGGGAGTCGTCGGCTTTTGGTCCAATATCAAAAGCTTTTTCAAATAATGGAGAGTAAAATGCAGCCTACCGTAACTTATACCTTCTCGGTCGAGGAAGTTAACCTTATCCTTGACGCCCTGCTCGATAAGCCAGCTCGCGCTTCAATGGTATTGATCAAGCGCGTTGAATCGGAGGCGATGGCCCAGCTTCAGGCAGCAGCTGTTTCTACATCTCATGCAGAAGAAGGCCATGAGTAATGGACTTCGGAAAGCTTGGAGGATTAATTGAAGCCGTCGCGCCAACTATTGCTACTGCTCTTGGCGGCCCTCTGGCTGGGATGGCTACCCGTGCTATTTCTTCTGCACTTTTTGGTCATCAAGATGGGTCCGCTGATGATATTCAGGCTGCCCTTCTAGGGGCAACCCCTGAGCAATTATCTTCGCTCAAGAAGGTTGATGACGACTTTAAGGTCCAGATGAAGCAGCTGGATATCAATTTAGAGCAAATCGCTGAGCAAGATCGTGATAGTGCTCGGCGTATGCAAACTGAAACACGGGACTGGATTCCCCGTGTTTTGGCTGTCCTGATTGTTGGTGGCTTTGCTACCATTACTGGCCTGAAAATGGCTGGCTGGTCCACTGTAAACGATCCATCAGTTTCGGAGCTTCTGACGACGCTTCGTGATGGTGTGATTCTTGTTTTGTCTTTCTTTTTTGGCTCTTCCTCCGGGTCACAACGGAAAGACGAAATGATTTACAAATCGACACCAATGCAATGAGCGACAATTTCGAACAATGCTTTAATCTCGTCCTGAAAACTGAAGGCGGTTTTCAGGACGATCAGCATGACAAGGGCAACCGTCTCCCCGATGGTCGCCCCGGAAGTACCAATATGGGCGTAACCCAAGCCACTTGGGAAGCATGGGTTGGTAAGCAAGTAACCCACGATGAGATGAAAGCGTTAACTCCGGCCGATATTGAGCCGCTGTACCGCAAGAATTTCTGGGCCTCATGCCGGTGTAGCGAGCTTCCAGAGGGCTTGGATTATGCTCTGTACGACTTGGCGGTCAATTCTGGTGTTGGCCGTGCCATACGGTTCTTGCAGATGAACCTTGATGTCACAGCGGATGGTGTCATGGGCGCTCAAACGATTGGCGCTATCAAAGCCGCCGATGACCGCGATCTGATTCGGAAGCTCTGCAATTATCGGCTTACCTTTTTGCAGGGGCTGCCAGATTGGAATAGATATGGTACAACATGGGGGAACCGAGTTGCATCGGTTGAAAAGACCGCAATCAGCATGACCGGATAGGTAAATGGCGACCTCACAAACTGGTATGACTTTCAACGAGCTGCAAACCGACATCCAGAATTATCTGGAGCGCGGTGCTTCGGCTGCGGTTGACCCAATCGTCTATCAGCAGATACCTCGCCTCATTACTCTCGCTGAGCGCCGCATTATTGCCGATCTCAAGATCGAGGGCTTCATCGTTGCAGTGACGACAACGCTGGAGACTGGCGTATCGGTATACCCAAAGCCTGATCGGTGGAGAACCACGATCTCACTCAACTTTGGCGCTGGTTCAAACAATACCGTCCGCACACCAATCTTTCCGCGCAGTTATGAGTATGTTCGGAATTATTGGCCTGACGAATCACAGACGGACCAGCCCAAATTTTACGCTGATTACAATTACAACAATTGGATTATCTGCCCGACACCGGATCAGAATTATCCAATCGAGATTTTGTATTACGAGCTTCCTGCGCTCTTGAGCGATTCGAACCAAACCAATTGGATTACAGAATACGCTCCGCAATTGATCCTTTATGGTGCGCTATTGGAAGCTACTCCATTCTTGAAGAATGACGAACGTATTCCTGTTTGGAAACAGTTCTATTCAGAAGCTGTAAATGCAATCAATCAGGAAGACCTGAAGCGCATCGTTGACCGCAGCACAACCAGAGCCGAGGCTTAATATGAGTTATACAGAAGTATTTGGCGGCTCAACGGTTTACCCAAGTCAGGTATCGTATTTTGCTGTTGACTTAAACACTCAAGATGTCGTTCTCCAGTGGCCGCTGGAGACTGTTCCGTCCACAAATATTGCTGCCAGCATTATTGATGTGAACTGCACTTCTGGTGGGCGCAGTGTCTTCTTGCCATCCGCAGCGTTGGCATCACAGGGCCAGACGATCCTATTCAATAACGTGGGAACCGTAGCCTTCACTGTCCGCGATGCTGGCGGTAATACCATTATGTCGGTTGCCTCTGGGCTTCTCTGGCAAGTGTATGTCACGGATAACACGACTGCGAACGGTGTCTGGCAAGTCCTTCAATATGGCGCTGGAGTTTCATCTGCGACAGCTGGCTCTCTTGCTGGATACGGCATAAAGGCAATTGCCACGACGCTGAACCAATCTCAGTCAGTTACATCATTCAATAGCAATTACACGGCTGGCAGCACGGATCGCTCGCAGCTCCTTGTTTGGACTGGTGGCGTTGGAACCTTAGCCTTGCCGCTCGCAGCATCTGTAGGCAATGATTGGTTTATCAGCGTCAGGAACCAAGGCACTGGAACACTGACCATCGATCCAGCTGGAAGTGATTTCATTGATGGCGGTGCAACCAAAGATATTGCGCCAACAAACTCATGCTTCATCGTTTGCGATGGCACCGGGTACTACACCATTGGCTATGGCCAGAATGTAAACTTTGCTTTCAACTACACCTCGATTGCAGTGGCTGGAACAGGCAATTATACCTTATCTACGGCTGAGCAAAATAAGATTGCCTATCGTTTCACGGGTACTTTGACGGGCAACCGAGTTGTCATCGTTCCTCCGACCGTCCAGCAATACTGGGTAGACAATTCGACAACTGGATCGTACTCGCTGACGGTTAAGACGGCAGCCGGAACAGGTTATGCTGTCCCTCAAAATTCACGCGCCATTCTTTATTGTGATGGTACAAATGTCGTTAACGCGGCAACGGCTGGTATCTCAACGCCGATCTCGATTGCAAATGGCGGAACAAGCGCGACAACAGCCGGTGCAGCACTTATTAACCTTGGTGGCGGCTCAACAGGTATTTCTGTCTTCCAATCAGTAACTCAGACCCAAGCTTTGACCAATCTTGGTGGCACGGCTATTGGACAGGCATTATTTACGACACCAGCATCTATTGCCACATTTACCAATTTGATCGGCGGCAGTGGGTACGCAAGCAGCAATTACTTTAATATCCCGCTTGTTGGTGGCTCTGGCGTCGGCGCGACTGCCGATATGTTAGTGTTTGGCGGTTCTATTACGGTAATTGCACTCAATAATCCGGGTATTGGTTACAGTGTTGGTGATACACTAACCGTTAACAATACCTATCTTGGCGGCACTGGTCTTGGCTTTAGTGTCCAAGTCGGGACGATCACAGCAGCTGCTGCCCGGGCCACTCTTGAAGTATACTCAACGAGCCAGTCTGATAATCATGCTATAGCTTTTGCGGTAGGGCTTGGTTAATGGCGCCTAAACCTCTTCATATTCAATCAAAACCGGGCATCAAGCGCGATGGAACCGTGTTTGAGGGAGATTTTTATGTTGATGGGCAATGGGTGCGGTTCCAGCGCGGTCTTCCACGTAAAATGTGGGGATACCGCCATATTACCAATGGTTTCAGTGGTCTTTCTAGGGGGATGTATACCTACCCACTCAATGGCCTTCTGTATACGACATCAGGAAGCTCAAATCTTTTGCAGTCAATAACCGTCGATCCAAGTGGAATTGGTTCTGCTGTATTCGACCGGACGCCAGCGGCCTATGTTCCAAATGCGAATAGCATGTGGAGCCTTGATGCTATCTTCGATACAGCTACCGCCGGGACAGCTCTGATTGCTCATGCTGCGACGAATTTAAATGATATTGCCAGCTCAGCCAATTTTCAAATTTATGGCGGCGACATTTCAGTAAATACTGCACTTGCCCCGCTTGGTGGGACATCCCCATCAGTATCTGGTGGCATCATGGCGCTTGCTCCATATCTCGTGGCATATGGAAACAATGGATTCGTGGCTTGGTCTGCTCCCGGCGATCCTACCAATTGGACTACTGTATCTGGCGGCGGCGCAGCATATGTCACAGCCCAAAAGATCGTGGCCGGTATTGTCACTAGAGGCGGATCAACCAATTCACCTTCCGCGCTTCTATTTAGCTTAGACAGCGTAATCCGTATGTCATTCATCGGTAGCACGGGGGCTGGATCAAACCCGACGTTCTCTTTCGATACGATCTCCGATATGTCGTCGATCCTATCGTCACAATCCGTTATTGAATATGATGGTATTTATTATTGGGTCGGATTGGACCGGTTCCTTTCCTACAATGGCGTAGTCAGAGAAGTACCCAATAACCTGAACCTCAATTACTTTTTTGACAATTTGAACTATTCTCAACGTCAAAAGGTATTTGCCACAAAGGTTCCGCGTTTTGGTGAAATTTGGTGGTGCTATCCATCGGGAACTTCGACGGAGTGTGACCGTGCTGTCATTTATAATGTTCGTGAACAAACTTGGTACGACACTGTTTTACCTAATGGCGGGCGTAGTAATGGTCAGTTTGCTCGCGTCTTCCAATACCCATTGATGATGGGTGTCACCACTGACAAGGTAGTTGCTACACTTGGTACCCTTGTCGGAGGATCGTCCTATACCAATGGCACATATTACAATGTCTCAACGATCAATACGACCAATATTTCCGGCTCCGGCGCTACGTTGAATGTAACCGTCTCCGGAAACTCGGTTACAAGCGTCACATTGGTTTCGGGCGGGGCTGGGTATTCGGTAGGTGATGTTCTTACCGTCTCATCTGCACTGATTGGTGGGACGGGAACTAACTTTACCGTAAGTGTCGCATCTTTGACGGGATATAGTCTCTGGCAGCATGAATATGGTGTCGATGAACTGAATGGGTCATTTGTTAACCCAATCGATAGTTATTTTGAGACAAGCGACATTTCAGTCGCAGCAGCAGAACAGTCCCAAAATAGAAGCCTTCGGATCACCCTGATTGAGCCTGACTTTGTTCAATCTGGCCCGATGACAGTTTCCGTGGCTGGCCGGTCGAATGCGCGTTCTGCTGAGATCACATCTGATGAGATGATGTTCCCGGATGTTCCAAGCATTACATCTCCACCTGAACAAGTGGTGTTCTTCAAAACCATTCGCCGCGAAATGCGTTTCAAATTCCGCAGCAATGTGGTGGGTGGCGATTACCAGATGGGCCTCTCCCTTGCACACGTCGAGCCAGCCGATGGCACGTTGTTGGGAGCAGTCCAGTCATGATTGGTATTGACCCAAGAAACATGGAAGTCATGGAGTGGACCGACAAGATGACGCCATTCCTGAATACATATGGCGATGTTGGTAAATTAGAAGGCCCCGAGAACTGGCAAAATTGGGCAGTTGGTGTTATCCTTATTAATCAACAGTGGCAAAGTGTCGCTCCGAACCCATACCAATATGTAGACTGGCGCGAGTGGGCTGAGAGATTTTTACAGGTGATACCATGATGGCACAAAATCTCCGTCCAGTTTCCCTCAATTTTACTGCCCCGCGTCCGTATGCCAAAGGTGGATT